TTTGTAAAAAAAATTCTTCTCAGATTTTTTATACCTGATTTTATAAATTTTACTTCAAAATTTTCTACAAATATTTTTATAATTATTTTCCCCGCGCGCGGTTTTATTCATTACCCTTAAAAATGAATTTAAAAATGAAAAAAAATGAAAAAGAATGATTTTTTCATTCTAATATTTAAAAAAATATTATATATTTATATATTATAAAATGTATTATTGTTTACGCTGTGGAAAAAAATGTAAAACAAAAAGTAATTTAAACCAACATTTAAGAAAGAAAACGCCTTGTAGTACTATATATTCTGAAATACCACGAGAAACAATCATAAAAGATTATAATATATATAGTAAAATATATGTACCAGTAATAGAGATCCAAAAAGATCCACCCCTAGGATCCAATACTGGATCTTTTTCATTTTTTCTAGGATCCGATGACTCATCGCAAACTGGGAAAATATTTTGTGAATATTGTATGACTGAATTTACACATAAAACAAATTATTATAGACATAAAAAAAATAGATGTAATATTATTAAGCAAAATCAAATAATGGATGAATTTTTAAGTACTAAATATGATCTATTAAAATTAGAATATGAAGAAAAAATGAGTGCTGAAACTGAAAAAATAGAACAAATTGAGGAAAAATTAAAAGAACAAATTGAAAATGAATTAAAATTAAAAGAAGAAACTAATAAATTAAAAGAGGAATTAGAAGATAAAATTAAAGATTTAGAATCCAGATTGGTACCATCTACTTCTAATACTCAGCAAATAAATAATGGACATATCGGTGATAATAATGGACATATCGGTGACAATATTACTAATATAACTATTAATAATTTCGGGGAAGAAAAATTCAATATTTCCGCTAAAGATTGTGAGAAAATTATGTCCCATGAATTTGATATGATTGTTAAACTAATTGAATATATTCATATAATTCCCCCTGAAAACAGAAATGCTTTTATACCCAGTCTTAAAGAAAAATATGCCATGATAATGAGAAATCAAAAATGGGATTTAGTAGATAGGAGAGAATTTATTAATGATTTAGTTATAAGTAAGAATGTAATGTTGGAAAAATTATTAGATGAATATGGACCACAATTTGAAAATGTGAATCCAAATCGATCCCGTAGTGTCATCAATTATTGTAAAAATGATGAGGAAGAGTATGGTAAAATAAAAACAAATACTAATCTTTTGTTGTATAATAATAAAGATTTAGTTAAAAATACTTTTGAAAATAATTATAATAAAAAAATAAAAGGGAGATAAATATTTTATATAGACATGCTTCACAGCATATCTATATGAAAAAAATATGTTTAAGATGTGGAAAAAAACGTTTAAGATTAGACTGTTTATGGAGAATTTTATTCCCGCATATATATAATATAGTCTTATCTTTAAGTATCTTCAAGTTTCATTACAATTTAATCTTAATTTTATCAAAATCATTAAAAATTTCTTGTAAACGTTTAGTATAATTCTTTTTAGCACGTGTGGGTTGCGTCAAAGTTGTAATTTCACTACGTAAGTTTGGTTTTTGTTTAATTATATTAGTACTATCCTTAAAACAGGTATAATTGAAATTAATTTCTTTCATAAAATTATTAATACCATCTCCATGGGTTATAGCAATAAATACAACATAATAGATTGATCCATTTTCTGTATTAACACGTTGTATCCAAACAGGTGATCTATTATTTTTTTTACTTCTCTTTAATTGATTTTGATTTTCAATTTTTTTAGCACACTCGCGTTCATTTATTTCTTCATCCATTTTAAATACTGCAACTGGTTGCATTCTTTTTTTATCCTTTAACCAATTGGAATGAATCTCCCAATCGTTCGATTTACGATTATTAACCCCGCCTCTTTGACTTCTCTTTTTAGCGGGAGATTTACGCTTAACGGCACTTCTCTTTTTAGCGGGAGATTTACGCTTAACGGCACTTCTCTTTTTAGCGGGAGATTTACGCTTAACGGCACTTCTCTTTTTAGCGGGAGATTTACGCTTAACCGATGTACTTCCTGTAAAGAATTCTATAAGACTATCCATTTTATAATATATATAAATATTTTTTAAATTTTATATAAGTTCATTTTTAGAAATAATAGATAAATTAATTTTATTAATATCAAAAATATCATTTGCTATTTCATATACATCATTCATGGTAACCTTTTCATATTTTTTTATGTTATAATCGTATGAATATGGTTTTCCCATAAATAATTGATTTATTGCATAAAAGTATGCCATATTGAATGTGTCTTCTTTTTCTAATTTAGTCTTACCAATAATATAATCTTTTGTACGCTGAAGTTCCCCTTTTGTTACTTTATTATTTTTAAGTTTATTAAATTCTTCAATTACTAATTGATAACATTTACGAATATTATCTTTACCATTAAAAGTGCTAAAAATTATTTTCAATGCTCCTAAATCTTCATATTTATCTATATTTTTTGTAACTGTGTATACTAATCCCAATTTTTCCCTTAATTTTAAAAATAATCTCGACCCCATATTTCCAGCTAACATAGTACCAATTATATCTACAATATAAGATCTTTTATCATTAATACTATATGTAGGTACGGATATAGCAACATAAGATTGTTGTAAACTTTGTCTGATAATATTATTAAATCTAATACCATTTTGCATATTACGAAAATTAGGATAATATATTATTTTATTTGAATTTATTAAATTTTTCCTTGTTTTATAATTGAACACTTTATTACCAAAACTTTTATTCAATTTATTAATAATTCCTTTATCTACTTTACCAGCTATAGAAATTACCATATTATCTAATCTATAATAATTTGTTAAATATGACATTATCATATTTCTGGTATATTTTTCAATATCTTCTTTAACACCACCAATATTATGTTCTAAACATGTATTATGATATAGGATTTTATTATTAATACAATATAGCTGTTTATCTGGGTTGGAGTTAGATCTTTCCAATTCATTGAGAACTATTTTTTTCTCAAGTTTAATATCTTTCTCTCTAAATTTAGAATTAAATAGCATATCTGATAAAATATCAATTGCATTATCTAAATGTTCAGATGGTATTTTAACATAATAACCAGTATTATCTATATCAGTAAATGCATTAATTTTTGCACCATATCTATACAATTCATTAACAATAGTTTCTGCTTTAGGTCTTTTCTTGGTTCCTTTAAACATAAGATGTTCAATAAAATGTGAAATACCGTAATATTTTGGTAATTCATTTCTGGAACCAGTTTTAAACATGATTAAAATTGTTGTGGAAGAATAATTATTATTATTATTGATAATATATTTAATTTTATTATTTAGGTTACCAGATTTTATAACCATATATATAATATCTATTAATAAAAAAATATATTTTATATAAATATATGATGATTTTAGATATTTTAACAATTTATCCGCTTGCTATTATAATAGCCTCAATATTTTACTCATTTATTTCTCAAAATTTTATAGGAATACTTTTTGCAATTGGATCCATTATTGAAATTATTTTCAACATGGGACTTAAAAAAATAACTAATTATATGTTTCCAAAATTTAAACCATTTTTGCGACCTAACCCTCCAAATATAGGTTGTGGTTATATACCAAATTGTAATAATACTATATTAACATATGGAATGCCATCAGGACACGCACAATCAGCTGCAACTATTGCAGTTTTTTGGGTATTATATATTTTAGATAATTATTCTTTGAATATTTATTCATATTTATCAATTATTTCATTAATTTTAGTATCTATGATGGTTGCTTATTCGAGAATATATCTTGGATGTCATAATATTTTACAAGTATTTGTTGGAGGTATAATAGGGTTAATATATGGTGCAGTATTATATAAAATTATAAATATGTTAAGTAAAAAGGACAAATAATAATTATAAATTCAGAATGTGATATATATTATATTAATATATTATATATTAATGAAATATTTTAAAATATATGGTAAACAAAGAACAGGAACAAATTATATAGCCACTACATTACAAGATAATTTTATTGATACTAAAGTATTTATGAATGTAGGTGGATGGAAACATGGAGAATTAATTACAATTCCAGATAATGTAAATTTAATAAATAGAGTTGATAAAATTACACAAAAAAATATAAATGTAAATGAAACAATTGATTTATTTAAAAATAACCAAGTATTTTTTATTGTTATGATTAAAAATCCATATACGTGGATAAATTCTATGTACAATATTTATAAAAAAATTACTAATATTAATCAAGATATATTTGTAATTAATCAGATTAAATTATGGAATAAAATATATTTAGATTATAAAGAACACATTGAAAGTGGTAAAGCATATTTAATAAAATATGAAACATTATTACAAGAACCAGATAAAGTATTAAAAGATATAGAAAAAAAATATAATTTAGAAAGAAAATACGAAGATTCATTTAAGCTTCAAAAAAATAAATTAGCCGCATGTTTAGATATAGATATTGGAAGATGTTATGATAAAATTTTTGATCCAAGTATATATATTAATACACAAATTGATCAAATTTTATCAAAAAATACAATAGAAATTATTAACAAAAATATTGATATAGATCTTATGAATTATTATAATTATGATATAGGAAAAATATGATATAGGAAAAATATGATATAGGAAAAATATGATATAGGAAAAATATGATATAGGAAAAATATGATATAAAATAAATTATGATATGGGAAAAATATAATAATGTATAATAATATACAATAATGGGAAAACATAATAGCACAGGAGGAGGGTTTTATATTGGTTTGCCTCAATTTTTATATTCTCGTAATTTTAAACTCGGTTTTACTGCTTTTGTTATAGCCATCTTAATTGTTTTAACAACAGTTACCAGAATGAATATAACAACCGTTATAGTAATTGCATTATTAACAATTTTAATATTATTAATTATGAATAGCAGTGTTGGGGTTAACTATGAGGGATCATTACCCAGTACTACATATCCAATACCTCCGCATTTAGGTTTAGATGGTGTAAGTTTAGTTAATAGTCAATTATAATTAAAATAATTTACAATAATTTTTATTATATTATATTAATAAAAAGTTTATATAATATAATTATTTACTAAAATTCTATTATTTAAGTTCATTTGTATACTTTTTCAAAAAAAGTATCATCAAAAATATGCATCAATTTGGATACTAAAATCCCATAAAATTTATAAATAGGGGTTGTATTACACTTTCGGTGTTCGAGCAGCGAAGCTGTGATAAATGTGCAAAAGTATAAGAAAGTATTTTTTTCTAATAAATATTATAGTAATATAATTTTTAGTATGTTAAAACCAATTGAAAAAAAAACAGACGGAAATTCTTTAAATGATTGTTATCATAAAATTCAAAAAGGAATCTGTAATGACGTTAATCCAACTGAATGTATTAGTAAAATTGTGTATCTTGATTTTGATCGTAAGAGTAAAGTGATGGGTAAATCACCATTAAATATTAAATATATTATGTTGCCTAATATCATATTTATAATATATTTACAATATAATGATGATAATGATGATAATGATAGTGATTTCAACTTATTAAAAAAACGTCAGGAAATGATTGAAAAAATGGATAAAAATAATATGAACCAAAGTAATACTAATAATACTAATAATACCAATAATGCTAAGAATACTAATAAAAAGATAAATATTGAAAGATATTTTTCTTCTAATGATGAACCATTATTTGAAAATGAAACAAAAATAAAACAAGAGATACAAATAATTAAAGAGAGAAAGAGATTGGAAGAAGAAGAAGAGAAAATTAGAAGAGAGGTTAGTAGTGTGAATATTAACAGTAATAATAAAAATGCAGCAAAAAAAATTACAGATAGAGATGTTATACATTTACTTAATGAATTTAAATCCAAATCCTTAGATGAAAAACCTATGAAAAATAATGAAATAAATAATAAAAATTTTATAGTATGGTATTGTCAATGGAAAAATAATATATCATCGTTGTATGAAGATGCTAAAAAGATAACAAAAATAATAAATGATAGAAAAATGCTAAATAATGTTGAAAATCGTGATAATAATAATTTTTATACCAATAGATTGAAAGAATTATCAGATCCATTATTTAATAAGAATATTTTTGAAAATAATTATAAATATCTATTAATATTTTCTCTATTAATTCAAAGACTATCTAAAACAAATAAAACAATTTACAATAGTATATATAATGATTATCAAAATTTGAATAATTTTATAAAACAAATCAATATGTTTAATGAAGGAAAATCATTAGCTAATCCATTTACACAATTCTATACAAATTTTAATTCTATCGTGAATAATAATGCAAACTCTTTTAGCAAATCTTTAGACAATATATACTATTTTCGCTATCTTGTCAATCTAATTAAATCAAACAAGACGGAACGATTAACATTGAGTGAAGTTTTAGATAAATTTCAATCTCAATTTATTATGATGGATGTTATGAATTTACCCAAGACTCTTGATCTTAATGTTACAAAAAAATTGAAGTCCAATAATATTTTACCTTCTAGAAGAGGACAAATGTATACATGGATCAGTAATGATGGTTATTTAGTGACAACTTGTCAAAGTAAAGGTCGTGGTAAATATGTGATAAAAACCATAGGACAAAGATTGACCAAGAATGATAGTTTTAGTATAAGTAAATATAACAAAGAGAGTGTCAATTTAAGTTCAGTAACAATTGGTACTATTTGGGAAAAGATTATAGGATCAAATAAAATTGTGGATATTAAATGTGGTAATGATAATATTCAAATTTATAAGAATAAGATAGGTAGTCTTACTATCAGTCGTAGTCCTAATTCATTATACAGTTCTGAATATGATATGTACTGTTTAATCTATGATGATAAGAAATATAAGATAAAGAGTGTTTGTGCTGAGGGTGCAACTAAGAATAGTCCAATCACTATAGCAGAATATTATAGTAGTTCAGAAAATAATAAAAATATTGAGCAAAATTTAACAATTTTACAAGCAAAACCTTTTGAAGTGATGATGATATTAACAATAGGTTATGCAATTAGATTTAATTATGGTAAATTATTTGATAAACTATCAAATGAATCAGATCTTAAAATTGTTGATTGCAATGAATATAAAAAATTGTATTAACTTTTTTTACTAAATTTTATAATTATTATATGTTTTAAGCACAAATTCTAAAAACATATTTAAAAATTAATATCTATAATATTATTATATGGATAACACAAGTAATTTATTTGAAACTGAGGATGAATATTTTGCGAGGAGAAAAGAGGAACTTACGAATATGAGGTATTCTAATCGTAATAAATATTTCAAATGTTATAGAAAATATTATAATGCTATGAGAAGTAAATCTATTACATCTCAAACTACTATAAAAGATGATTTGAATAAATTAAAAAAAGAGGTGGAAGATCAGAGAGTTAATATAGAAGATTCTATTAAACGTTTTAAACAATATACTCTTTATGATGATGAATTTCAACAATCTAAAGTTGAACAAGCAAGAGAATTTAATACTAATATAACAAATCCGAGTAGTCCTGAAGATGATATATATGTTAATGATACAAGACCATATTTAGATATATCATCCTTCTTAACACAAGTTAAAGATTTTAATATGGAAAATTATGAGGAGGAATTTAAAGATTTTGAGGATAAATTTAATGACAATTTAAAACTGAATGCAAATATTTTTGATTGGAAGAGTTTAGATCCTTTACAAGATAATATTGGATCAGTTAAATCATTAGTTGAATTCTTCTTCAATTTTATGATGTGTTATCATTCAGATTTAATTAAGAGTGAGGAACAACATAATAAACCAGCTGCTGTTAATTTTCCAGCTAATTCAGAAGGATTTTATCTACCTCTACCAGATGAATGGACCAAAAATGATGGTATTTTAGATAGAATGATGGATAGAGAATCAGATGATTATAAATTATTAAAGTACAGAGGTATACCCATTCATATTGATAATCGTACTCCTTCGCAAAAAGCAAAAGATTTAGTTGAAGCTTATATCCCAACAAAATCAGTTAATCCTGGTGCGAATGATACACCGCCAAATTCAAATTTAACACAAGAAAGAGTTCCAGCAGCAGCAGCAGGTCCTGCCCAAAGAACAGTAACAACACCTTATATTACTATGCCACTATATTTTTACAATGCAGGTCAAGGTAACGGTGGAAGTATTAATAATACATCATGGGATAATTATGAAGATTTTACTAAAATGGGTGGTTATTTCCGAGGATTTTTATTAAATTATCAAGGTAATGTTGATCCTGGAGCAAATGAGATACCGAATCGGTGTAATTCGTTAGATACACCAAGATTAATTTATGATATTGGTGGTGCAGGAGGAGCACCACTACCGTCTCTTGATGATATCGCTAAAGGTGGTCATACTGCTTTAGGTGGTGGTGGTGCATCTGGATTGTTTGGTTATGGTAGTGCTATGGGTGGGAATGGGAAAAACAATATTAGTAAATATTGGGATCCAGTAGGAGCAGGTGCTGGTGGATATGATCAAAATGGTGAATCATTACAAAATGGTGCCGGTGGTGATAATCATGTCTATTTAAGTGTCTATTTCAGTAACATTTATCGTACATTGTATGATATTGTTTATTCTAATCCTGCATTTATTACTGATAATAAAACTCCTCCCGGTAAATATAAAAATAATGCGAGTAATTGGTTTGCGTTTGCATCTAAAGCAGAAGATGTATACAGTGGTGATCTTAATGCTGCTGGTGCACCAGCAACTCCTATTAAAGATGTTGTTGGAGGTTGTGTTAATATTAATGGAAGTTTACCAGGAACTGCACATAAAATAGAGAATTCAGAAGGTAATCCTCAAAATGCTACTGTTGTCGGTAACAATCTTGGTCGTAATAGTCTTATCAGTAGTGTTTTACCAATTCCAGGATATCATGCTTCTCCACCAGCACCACCAGCACCACCAGCAGCGGTAGGTGCAAATGATGTAGTTCATTTTAGATGTACAAATACAGCCAGAACAGCATATAACACAGTTTTATTGAATAAGTCAATTAATCCAGATGTTCGTCAAGGTTATATTGATGCTTCAAGTAATGATGCACGTAAACATAACTATATTACAGGAAAAATTATAAATGTTAATACTCCTGCAGCAGATGTTCAAAGTCAAACTGATCTAAATGCTGCACCCGGAGGTGGAGACCAAAATATCTTAGATCAAGGTATATTCACCAATAATGTAACCGCCCAAGCTTTACAAAATCTTTGGTTTGCTAACCCAGGTGGATATCTTAATGGTAATGCATTTGATGGAACACAAGCAGCTTTTCCATTTTATGGAACTCATTCAGCTACACCAACTGGACTATTAACTGCACGTTACAATACCAGTAATGATTGTTATGGTGATTTACAAAATAATTTCCCATTGACAGATAGTATACCTAATGATGATATTATTGAGCAAGTTATTATCAAATTTGCAGAGATGATATTCAATAATTTAGATAATAGTATTATAGATAATAATGATCGTTTAAAAAAATTTAGTGCAATTAACTATTTTGCATACAGATTATCAAGAAGTATTATCGTTGTTAAAAACAGTCTTTTCTGCACACCTATATTCAAAGAGTATGATGAAGATCTATTCAAAGAGTACAAAGATATTGCAGGTAATGCTTACTTAAATGGTGAAAAATCTGATACAAATAAACCTGGCAAGTTGTACACAAAAACAACAGGAAATTACAATCTCGCTAATAATGATATGATTTTGAAACAAAATTCAGCTACTTATTGTGAAGATGCACAACCATTAACAATTTCATTAACTACAATGTTTAGAGAAGCATTTACTAGGATGATGAATAAGGCGATCTTGACAAGACATCATAATTATCAAACAGATATTACTGATAGAACTAATCCAATTGTTTTTAGATATAAAGAGGTTGCAGAAATCATAGATAATGCTAAAGCAGATACCAATAATAATACTTATAATAATAAAACGAGCGATGAAATAGTAAATGATCATCGTTATATAACAGGATGTGCAGGAAGATGTTTCTATTTAGCTAAATTGGATGTGTCAGATATTTTAACGATGAAACAAGGTGATTTCCATTATATGGAATATTTAAGAAAATGTTTGAACAGTGATAGAAATATTTTGAAATATAATATTAATTTTAATGATAACAAAGCATTCAGACCTTGTTCTGCTGGTGTTTTGCAAATTAAAAATGGAAATGATTTATTAAATTATAAGAGTATTATAGAAATTGATAAATACCTTGAAGATGATATATATTTAAGTAAATTATCATTTTTAGATAGATTAGATAATATAGATAGAGATTTAGAGAGAGATAAAGCAGCTTTATTAGCTGATGTTAAAAGAATAATTGTTAGACAAATCGAACCGATCATAGATGCTATCGTAAATTCAGTATTGAATAAAAAATTTTATGATACTAAATCTAATATTGCGAAATTATCAGCTATTATAACAGGTGATATCACAGTTTATAAAGTTAGTTATGAGAGATTCAATGAGAAGAATAAAGTGATAGATGATAAGTTAACACAATTAAATCAATTATTAGAAAGTGGTAAAGATATAGACTATTCAAGAATAGAATCAAGAATAAGTAAGGCTTATGAAGAAAAACAGAAAAATATTAATGATTTTGAGAAAAAATACAATAAAGTTGTACCAAGACTTATTATCATAATAGAT